CCGCCGGCCAGGCCCCGAAGAGCGTCATCAGGCCCGACGCCTTCGATCCGCTTCGTGGCTCGCACCCGAAACCATGGCTGGAGCGCGCGTTCGGCGAGTGCTGTTGGCCCGTGGGCGGGGAGGGGGCGGAGACGCTGAGTTGCTGCCTCCCGGTGGAGGGCAACGGCTGGTGTGCGGCGCACCTGGCGCTCGGGACTGTGGCGCCGAAGCCCGGTCGGCCGCGGACCGCCAACGAACTCGCCCGCAGCCTGCGGAGGTACGTCGCATGAGCCATCGTGCGGCGCTGTACGCGCTCAGGGACGTCGGTGCCGGTCCTCGGGCCCTGGAGGCTCGGCATGGGTGAGGGATGCCGGAAGGAAGTGATCGGCGACGCCACGCTCTATCTGGGCGACTGCCGAGACGTGTTGCCATCGCTGCAGGCCGAGGTCATCTGCACCGATCCCGTGTGGCCGAACTGTCCGCCGGATTTGCTGATCGGCGGTGACGATCCCGGCGCACTCTGGGCCAGCACAATGCAATGCCTGAGCGCATTGGTCCGCCGCGTGGTGGCGGTCATGCGGTGCGATAGCGACCCTCGATTCCTGGCGGACGTGCCATCCAACCTTCCGTTCTTTCGTTCGATGCAGCTGCCCTACGTCATGCCTGGATACATCGGGCGCATCCTGGGCGGCGACGAAACGGCCTATTGGTTCGGCGAGCCGATCAAATTCCAGCGCGGACGTCAGGTCGTCCCGGGCCGCGCGCCGCTCGCGCAACCTAGCAATCGGCAAGCCAACGGTCATCCCTGCAGCCGCGCGTTGATCCACTTCGATTGGCTAGTGGATTGGTGCTCCGACGAGGACGAGACCGTGTGCGATCCCTTTATGGGCTCTGGCACGACTGGTGTGGCCGCCATCCGCAACGGACGTCGGTTTATCGGATGCGAGATCGACCCGACCTACTTCGACATCGCCTGTCGCCGCATCGAAGAAGCCTACCGCCAACCCCGACTGTTCGACGAGCCCGCGCCCAGGCCCAAGCAGGACTCCCTGTTCTCGGGAGACGCCGCATGACTCCCACAACCAACCTCTCAGACCAGCAAGGGGAGGGCCCTTTCATCGCCGATTCCGGGCGCGCCTATCGCTTCTGGATGCGGCCTTGCGGCGCGGACGTTCACGGCATCATCGCGGCGGTCGCGGACCGTCACGGGCTCACCGTGGAAGAGCTATGCGGGCCCTCCCGCTGCTACCGGATCGCACACCCTCGCCAAGAGGCCATGTGGGAGCTTCGCCGCCGCACGCGGCTCAGCCTGCCGCAGATCGCCCGTCGGCTCAACCGCGCCGACCACACCACAGTCATGCATGGCATCCGCGCCCATGAGCGTCGGATCGCGGAGGCTGGCGCTTGACCGAAAACACCGCGCCCGACGCCATGGGCCAGGCCGCCCGCAAAGCCGCGATCCTGGCGACTACACTGGACTTCAAGCTGCTGGGCGCCGCGTCCGCCGGACTCAGCCGTGAGGAACGCTATGCCAACGCCGTGCGCGCCTTCAGCCAGTTCCGCGCGCTGGCCCGCGCCATGAGCGCGCTGGAGGAAGCCGCGCCCAACGCCGCCCGTGAAGGCTATGCCGACAACGAGCGGGCGCAAGAGATCATCGAGGGGAGGGTGCAGGGTTGAGTGCGCCGCCGATCCCTGCCGAATGCGACCTGCAGGACTTTCCGTTCATGCCGCTCCATGTCGCGCGTCTTCGGGACAGCGATCTCGCCGCGACCGCGGCGCCTGAGGCGTGCTGGTACGCCGTTCTGTTGTGGGCGGCCGCATGGCACCAGATCCCGGCCGGGTCGCTTCCGGATGACGATGCGGTGCTGACGCGCCTGATCGGCCTCGGGCGGGATGTCCGCACCTTCCGCAAGCACAAGACCGACGCCCTGCGCGGCTTCGTCCGTCATGACGATGGCAGGCTCTACCACCCCGTCGTCACCGAACAGGTTTTGGTGGCCTGGGATAGCAAGCGTCGTCAGCGCTGGCGGGCCGAATGCGCCCGGATCAAGAAGCAGAACCAGCGCCGCGGGACCGACGATCCGCTACCGACGTTCGAGGAGTTCATCGGCGCATGTCCCCAAGACGTCCCCGATCCGTGTCCCGAATTTGTCCCCGGGGACAACGGTGAATGTCCCCCGGGACAAAGCCTCCAAGAGACAGGGACAGGGACAGAGACAGGGATATTAGTTACTGATGATGACGCGCGCGGGCGGTTTTCCGATCTCGACCGGAAAGCCATCGCCGCGCTTGAGGGCCAGCTTCGCGAAGCCGCCGGAGCGGCGCTCAACGCCGCCTCCCCAAGGCTGGCCGTCGTCTCGCCCATCCTGGCGCTGCTGAGGCCCGGCGAAGGTCCCGCGGCCGACCTCGACATGGACGTGCTGCCGGCGATCCGCGCCGCAGCGGCGCGTGTGCGCCGCCCGGTTGGCCGATGGGACTACTTCGTCCCGATGATCGCCGAGGCCAGGGACCGCCGGTTGGCCGGAGCGCCGGCCGTTGGCGACGTCTCGGCGCAGCGCGCCACTGGACCTCCGATGAGCTTCGCCGACCGTGACGCCGCGATCATCGCCGAAGCCCGCAGACGAGTCCTTCAAGATGGCAAATATGATTGAAATCGTTGACGAAATCGAGCGTTTGGCGGTACACTGCCGCCCTCCGCTGATGCAGGTCGAGCAGCGGGAAAGCTGGCTTCGGGACTGGTGCGACGATCTCGCCGGTTTCGAGATCGAGGCGATCCGCTCGGCCTGCCGGGAATGGCGGCAATCCGGGGCGCAGAAGTTCCCGACCCCGGGGCAACTCCTGCCGATGGTCCGGAAGCGGACGGCGGGACCGAGAGCGGACGGCGGGGCGCTCCAGCCCTGGCGCGAGCTCTCGGACGGCGAATACGAGGCGCTGAGCCTGCGGGACAAGATCCGCCACCAGCGCATCCTCGCCGCGGAAGCCTACCGCAAGGCGGGCCCGATGTGGCGCAACGGCGCCGGCGGCGCGAACCCCGCCAAGCCCGTCAAGGGCCACGTCGCCCCTGATCAGATGCCGGACACCTGGCGTTACTGGACCGACATCGCCCGAAGCCACGACGCCGAGGCGCAACGGCTCGCCAGCTATCTCCACCGGCAGCCGATGGCGGCGGAATGACTGCGCCAGCCCCCACAACACCCGACCAACTGCATCATCGAGGAGAGCCCGCATTGTCCAAAACTCGCCGCAAGCGCCACCGCCCGACCGACCCCGCGGAGGCTGCTCGCCTCGCCATGCTGAGGCGCAATGACCCGGCCCGTTGGAACGCCAACCGCGAAGCCTTGGCGCTTCCTCAGAACGCCGACGTGGCGATCACCGAGCCTCAGCGCGGCAAGGTGGAGAACATCAAGCGCTGGGACTGTTTCGAGACGCTGGCGATCGAAGCCGGCGCGCTCGCTGCTGTCCGCCGCTACCAAGACGAGCTCGCGATCCGTTACGGCGTAGAGGGCTCGACCCGAATGGCCGAGCATGTGGACGGCGCCGGCGCGACGGAGCTGCTGAGCCAACGCGCCGTCGACGCGGGGAAGCGACTGGACGACCTGGCCCGACTGGTCGCGGAGCCGTGGATGCTCACCCTGATCCGCCACCTCTGCGAACCGATGGTGCTCAAGGCCGAGCGGATCAATTGGCACGCCATCGTCAAGCGCGACCTAGGGCTGATCGACCGGGGAATGCAGGCCCGGGCCGTGAAGGTCGCCGCGGAGGGCGTGCGCCGCGCCTGGGAAGCCTACGACGCAAAGAGGATGCGGCGGGCGGCGTGATGGCGCCTATAGCGTCACGCCACCGTGACCGACACCAGCTATTGCGTCCATCCCGCATTCGCGCTATGCAATTCGCTAGTCGGCGCTTTTGCGCCTGACGCGGCCCAGCCAAACGGCGGGGCCATGCGACCAATTCGCTGCCTGGCGCGGCTCCCCCATCGCGACGCCCCGACAACAACGCCTTCCCCGGCAGCCTCCACGGCTGACTAGTACCCCCCAGCGGTCGGATGGCGTCGCGACCCCCTCTCATCGTGGAGGGATCATGTGTTCCGAACCTGCCAGCATCCGAAGCTAGAGCGAGCGGCAGTTATGCACTTGAGATACCAGCCTATCAGTAGAGTGGATTCGCAGTTTCCCGATAACGGCGATAGCTTCGCCGTTGATGACAACGAACGCGATCCGCTTGGCCGAGGTCAACGAGGTTGACCGCTTCCTGGCCGAACAGAAGTTCCTCACCGACGCCCTTCCCGAATGGCGCGATAGCCACATCACGGGAAGGCTCACGGCGCAGTGGCCGATCATCGACAGCGAAGGGGTTGCCCGTGAAGGCACCCGGCTCGTGTTTGTCTGCAAGGCTGAAGACGTGTCGCGCCTGAGCCTGTCGGTGCTGTTGCGGGGTAACCGGATTTTCGGCGTCGATCTCGTGCCGGGCAATGAGTGCAAGATCAACGGCCCTGGCGCGGCTCGCTTGGGGCTTCCGTCTCGGGTCTGCGGATCGCACTTCCACGAATGGGCCGACAACCGCGAACACGCGCTGGCGGCGGGCTTGGGGAGCATGCCCCACAGGAGGCCGACGCCGAAATTGCTAACGCGGTTGCCGCACGCCCTTGCGGCGATGGCCCAGGCCGTCAATCTCACGTTGACGGCTGAGCAGGCATCGTTCGATGTGCCGCCGACTGGTCGTCTGCCATTCCGGGGAGGTGCGGCATGATCTGCGATGACATTCGCGCCGCCCTCGCGGAGGGTGATGTTTGCGAGGTGACGGAGAGCGGCGCACGCATCGTCACTCACTGCCTCTATCCGTCCTTTGAGCCCGTCGAAGTGTTCATCACCGGCAAGGGTGACGGCTATATCGTCACCGATGGCGGCGGGGCCGCCGCCGCCGCGTTCCTTCACGGCCGCGATGAGTTGAGCAAGGTTCTCGCTCGCGAGTGCGCGCGCTTCGGCGTGGAGTGCCACGGCGACGTGGTGGTCGCGGAGGTCGGCGCCATCGACTGGCTGCGCGCTGGGATTTTAGCGGTCGCCAACGCATCGGCGGCAGCGGCGATCTCGGCCCTAGAACGCGTGGCAGTCGCGGCGGAGCGCGTTCTGGCCGACAAGATTTACGAGGGCCTCTCGCGCGTCGTCGCGCCGAGTAACATCGCACGCGAATACGAGCATCGCGGCGTCAGCGGAAAGCGCTGGCGCTATGACTTCGGTGCGATGGCCGATGATCATCTCCTGCTGGTCAATGCCGTCGCGCCTCACCACGTCTCGGTGAGCGCCAAGTACGTGGCTTTTGCCGACACGCCAGCGAACGACGATCATGTAGGCAAACTTGCCGTGTACGGGCGCAAGCTTGAGACTGAGGACGTGGCGCTGATCACGCAAGTCGCAACGCTCGTGCCCGTTACCGCTGTCGAGTCCGGTATCCGGAGGGTGCTGGCCCAATGACCGGCGTGGATAACGACCGATCAGACGACGACGAATCCGCACGCTGCCGCGACGCCCTCATCCTGAAGATGGCCTCGCAGCCGCCGATGTCTCACGACGAGCTGAAGGCCAAGCTGGCGGCTGAGAGGCCCGCGAAGGGCGGTAAGAAGGGGCGCGGCGCGAAGCCGGCCGACCTCCAGCAAGTCGGAGATCAGGCCGTTCGCCGAGAGGGAGCGCCGCGCAGCTTCCGCCTCTAGCCAGGCCCAGAGATCGTTCTGAAGCCGCACCGAGCGCACGGACGAAGATTTGCTGGTCATGCGCTGGGTGTAACACACCCGGTGTGACACACCCAACCGGCGCGAACAATCGCTGCGGCGAACTCGCGGGAGTGAGGACCAATGGCTGGCGGGCGTCCGTCCAAGTTCAAGCGGGAGCACATCGAACAAGCCCGCAAGCTCGCTGGGCTCGGCGCTACGGACCGAGAGGTGGCCGAGTTCTTCGGCGTCAGCGAGGCTACGCTTCATCGCTGGAAGCATGAACACCCGGAGTTTTGCGAGTCCCTAAAAGTCGGCAAGGATGCTGCTGACGCCCGCGTGGAGCAGTCGCTCTACCGTCGCGCTCTGGGCTACAGCCATGACGCGGTGAAGATCGCAGTGAACGCTCAGGGCGAGGTCACGCAGGTCCCGTTCACGGAGCATTTCCCGCCCGACACCACGGCCGCGATCTTCTGGCTGAAGAATCGCCGCAAGGACGAGTGGCGCGACAAGCAGGACATCGAGCACTCCGGTTCCGTAGCGGTGACCGAAGGCGGTATCTCCGGCCTGCTCGCCGCGGTGAAGAAGGAAGCCAGCCCTGCTGACCAAGAAGGACGCGGCTGACTGGCAGGAGCTTCGCGGCCTATGGCGCCGGGACAACGTCAGCTACGTCCGGCATAGACTGGGGCTGAACCCTACGGCCCAGCAGCGCCAGCTCCTCGAGGCCATCCAACCCGAGGGCGCGAAGGTCAGCGCCAGAGCAGGCCACGGTGTCGGCAAGTCCAGCGTGGTCGCCGCAGCCATCTGGTGGATGCTGGAGTGCTTCGATTATCCGAAGGTGCCTTGTACGGCGCCCACGGCGAGCCAGCTTAGGGATGTGCTGTGGTCGGAGCTCTCTAAGTGGGCGCGCCGGTCGAATGATCTGAGCCGGGCCCGCGGGCTTCCCGAAGGCCTCTGGCTGACGAGCCTCTTCAAGCTCACCCAGGACCGCATCGCCGATGCGGGTTCGCCAGACGAATGGTTCGCGGTCGCCAGGACCGCCCGAAAGGAAAATCCCGACGCGCTGCAGGGCTTTCACGCTTCCGGCGTGGTCATCAGCGCAGACGGCCTCTCCGTCGAGACGGTTGGTGATGACGGCCAGATCCTCTTCGTAGTGGAAGAGGCCTCAGGCGTACCGGACGAGATATTCGAAGTCGCCGAGGGCGCGCTGTCGAGTCATGGGGCTCGGCTGCTCATGGTCGGGAACCCGACCCGCAACATCGGATACTTCGCGCGATCACATAAACAGGACCGCAGCGACTACACGCCGCTGCATTTCTCATGCTCGGACAGCCCGCTCGTCGACCCAACCTACCGCGAGCGGCTGATCCGGAAGTTCGGCGAGGGCTCCAACGTCGTCCGGGTCCGCGCCGACGGCGAGTTCCCCAAGCGGGACGACGATACCCTCATCGCCTTGGAGGACGTCGAGGCCGCGATCGCGCGAGAGCCCCGATCAGATACCGCCGAGCGTCGCCTGGGCGTCGATGTCGCCAGGTTCGGAGATGATAGGACGGTGTTCATCCTGCGCGTCGGAAGCCGCGTCGAGAAATGCGTCATCCGGGCCAAGCAGGACACGATGACCACGGCGGGCGAGGCGAAGCTATTCCGACAACAGTGGAACGCTGATCGCATCTACGTCGACGCCAACGGCCTCGGCGCCGGGGTGGCGGACAGGCTGAAAGAACAGGGCGAAACCGTCGTCTCCGTCATGGTCTCCGAAGCAGCCCCCGAGCGGGAGCGGGCGATCTGGGATGGCGACAAGCAAAGGCGGCCTGAGGGCCAACCTTTCAAGCTGCGCGACTATCTGTGGATGGAGGTGGCGCGCTGGGTTCGCGAGGAAGAACCGTCGTTCGTCGAGCTTGATCGTGACATCGCCGAGGACCTGGCGGGCGAGCTGGCGAGCGTGAAATACCGCATCGACTCCTCGGGCCGGATCGTCGTCGAAAGCAAGGACGACATGAAGCGCAGGGGCCTGCGGTCTCCCGACCTCGCTGACGCGCTCGGGCTGACGTTCTCCGATGGGGGCGACTTCCTGGAGAACTTCATGCGGGCCTACCGCTGAGCGAGGTAGCCGATGACCAATAAGCCTCGCGTTCGTGTCCCGGCGGGCCGCGGCTATACGACCGACAGCTTCCAGAACTTGGAGGCTAGGCTCGGCGCTGACAGCGGCAACAGCATGGACGCGGCGGGCTATGCGCTCAGCAACCTGCTGACGCGCCGCCCTCGGAACCTTGAGTACGCCTATCGCGGCTCATGGGTCGTGGGCGCCGTGGTCGACAGCGTGGCCGACGACATGACCCGGGCGGGCGTGGACTTCGGGGCTGCGCTGAAGCCCGACGTGATCGGGGCAATGACCGAAGAGGCCAACGACCTCGAGCTCTGGGCGGCGCTGGGCGACACGGAGCGCTGGGCCCGTCTCTACGGCGGCGCCATCGGCGTCATCATGATCGACGGTCAGGACCTGGCTACGCCGCTGCGATTGGACACGATCGATAAGGGCCAGTTCAGGGGCGTGACGGTCCTGGATCGCTGGACGCTGTACCTCACGGTGGACCAGGTCCTTACCGGCATGGGTCCGAACATCGGCCGGCCGGAGTTCTATCAGGTTGGTCCCAACGCCCCGGCGCTGGTCGGAACGACGATCCACTACAGCCGCGTGATCCGCCGCGAAGGCATCAAGCTGCCGTTCTACCAGCGCCAGGCCGAGCAAGGTTGGGGCTTGTCGGTCGTGGAGCGCATGTACGACCGCCTGCTGGCCTTCGACAGCGCCACCACGGGCGCGGCGCAGCTGGTCTATAAGGCCTACCTCCGGACCCTGAAGAAGAAGGGCCTGAACCAGATCCTTGCCGCCGGCGGACCCGCGCTCGAGGCTCTGGCCAAGAACGTCGAGGCGATCCGCCGTTTCCAAACGACCGAGGGCCTGACCCTCATCGACGCGGAGGACGAGTTCTCGACCTACACCTACGCCTTCTCAGGCCTTGATCAGCTTCTCCTGCAGTTCGGCCAGCAGCTTTCCGGCGCCACCGAAATCCCGCTCGTGCGGCTCTTCGGTCAGTCGCCGGCCGGGCTGAACTCGACCGGAGAGAGCGACGTCCGCAACTATTACGACGGCATCAACGCCAAGCAAAACCGCCATCTCCGCCCCGGCGTGAACAAGGTTCTGAAGGTGCTGCACAAGTCGGTGACGGGCCTTCCCGTCCCGGATGGCTTCACCTTCACCTTCAACCCGCTGTGGCAGCTCTCCGACAAGGAGAAGGCCGACACCGGAAAGACCATCGCCGAAACGGTTACGGGAGCCTTCGACGCCGGCCTGATCGGCGAGCGGACCGCGCTGAAGGAGCTAAAGCAGTCCGCCGAAGTTACCGGCATCTTCTCGAACATCACCGACGAGCAGATCGAGGCCGCCGACGATGCTCCGCCTGAGCCGATGAGCGAGGCGCGCGGTCTCGACGACGGCGAGGCGCAGCCGGAGAAGACGCCCGAGGCCGAGGAAGAGCCGCCGCTGAGGCTGCGTCTCGCCTGATGCGGCCTGAGCCCTACAGCCGGTTCACCTTCGACAAGCGGGCCCCGGGCGAGCGCAGTTTCGTCCAGGCCCGCAAGGTCGAGCGCTACTACGGATCGCAGCTGCGGAAGATCGCGCGCCACATCGGTGAGATCGTCAGCGGCTCTCCGCCGTCGGACCTGATGCAGGCCGCCGCCTTGCGCGAGCGCCTGCGGAAGTATGCCGAGCTCATCACGCCGTGGGGCCGATCGGTCGCCGAGCGCATGCTGGCCGACGTCTCCCGCCGGGACCGCGACGCCTGGCGCTCGCGGGTCACGGAAATGGGCCAGCTGCTGCGGCGCGAGATCGACACCGCCCCCACGGGCATGGCGATGCGGCGGCTCCTCCAGGAGCAGGTTGCGCTGATCACCAGCCTGCCCACCGAGGCCGGCGAGCGCGTGCACCGCCTGACCGTCGAGGGCCTGGCCGACGGCGGCCGCGCTGCCCAGGTGGCCGAGGAGATCATGCGGATCGGGCAGGTGACCCGGAGCCGCGCCAATCTGATCGCGCGCACCGAAGTGGGCCGCGCGGCCACCACGCTGACGCAGACCCGGGCCGAGCATGTCGGCTCGACGGGCTACATCTGGCGGACGGCCGGCGATTCCGACGTGCGCGAGAGCCACCGCCGCATGGCGGGCAGGTTCGTGGCCTGGGACGACGCCCCGGTGCTGGACGGCCTCAAGGGGCACGCCGGCGCCCTGCCGAACTGCCGCTGCTACTGCGAGCCCGTTATTCCGGAGTTCTGACCATGGGCGGCTACCAGCCATCCTACGACGACAGGGCCGCGGCCCGCGCGCCCTCAGGCGGCTCTGCGGTGAGCCGCTCCTGCGAGCACACGTTCGAGGCCCGGCACGACAGGTTCGTCGCCGGGGAACTTTCGAAGGAAGTCTACGTCCGCGATGTCTGCACGAAGTGCGGCGCGACGGTCGAGCGCTAGGGAGTTCTGACTATGACCGCCTCCACGCCGGTGCTCCTGCCCGCCCTGCTGGCTGCCGCCCAGGCGGTGAAGGCGGCTGCGGGCAAGATCGTCTCGTACGAGATCTTCAACCCGGGCGCCGCCGTCGCCTACGTGCAGCTGATCGACAAAGCCTCGCCCACCGTGGGCACCGACGCGCCGAAGCTCAGCATCGGCATCAAGGCGGGCGACCGCGCGAGCGGCCAGCTGGACGCCTCGTTCCTGAACGCCATCTCGGCTGCAGCGACCACCACGGCGACTGGGTCGACGGCGCCCGCCACGGCCTTGGTGGCGAACTTCACGATCCGCTAGCCCGGTTCCTTCTCGGCACCGAGCACCCACAGCTTCACATCCAGCGCCTCAGCCGCGATCCGTGCCGGCTCGTCCTCGCCGGCAGCGATCCGCTGCAGGTGGCCTCTCAAGTGCTCGATGTGGTCCGCAGCCTGGCTCGCGGTCAGCTCCTCGGCCGGAACGCCGAGCTCGAGCGCCTCAACCCGCGCGCCATCGCGCAGCTCCTCGACGATGCCCTCAGGGGTGTCCCGCATCACCAACAGCCTACACCCGGAAGCGCGACGGTGCGCCCCCGGATCATGGAGAAAGCCCATGTCGCTCCCCGCTTACGTGCTGAAGGGTGTCAAGCGCGCCGCCATCTTCATGGCGGCCAGCTTCGTGTCCTCCGGCATCAACACCCGCAGCGTCACCGCCGGCATCGTCGCCTCGACGACGCACACCATCGCCGGCGGCACGCCGCTGACCACCGAGATCAACGTGATCGGGACGTGCGCGAACGCCGGGGATGCCGTCACCCTGCCGGTGCTGACGCCCGGACAGTCGTGCGAGGTCTATAACGCAGGCGCGGCGGCCGCCGGCGTCTACCCCGCCGCCTCGGGCGTGGCCATCGACGGCGGCTCGGCCGGCGCGGCGGTGACGCTGACCAACGGCAAACGGGCCAGGTTCACCTGCACGGCCGCGAACACGATCGTCTCGGCCCAGTTCGGGGTGGCGAGCGCCTGACCATGGCTCTCACCACCGACCGGGCCGTCGCTGACCTCGCGACCTACGCCCCGGAGCAAATCGGCCGCACCCGCTACCGGACGCCGGAAGGCTTCCTGTTCTGCGAGGGCGCGGTCATCGCCCGCACGGGGCCGATGCTCTACTCGGTCGAGGAGATGCCGACCATCGAGCCGGGCCCCTTCGGCAAGATGATCGTGGTCGAGCGAGACGCGGACGTCCTGTTCGATCCGGACTGCATCGCCTCCTACGCCGGCAAGCCGGTCACCAACGACCACCCGCCCGTGCCAGTGACGCCGGAGAACTTCAAGGAGTTCGCCGTCGGCGTGATTCTCAACCCGCGGCGCGGGGAGGGCGTCGAGGCCACCTGCCTGATCGGCGACCTGCTGATCACCGAGGCGCAGGCGATCGCCGACGTCGAGGCCGGGAAGGTCCAACTCTCGCCCGGCTACGACAGCGACGTCGAACAGATCCGGCCGGGCCAGGCCCGGCAGACCAAGAACGTGGGCAACCACACCGCCCTCGTCGACCGTGCCCGAGGCGGGCCCGGGATGCACATCAAGGATTCTGAGCAAGAGGAGCCGCCCATGGCGACCCGCAATACCCGCCGTCTCCTGGACGGCATCCGGAAGGCCTTCAAGAACCGTGACGAAGCCGCGCTCGAGGAGAACCTCGGCAAGGCCGAGGAGGTCATGGACGACGAGGAGGATGGCGACGGCGACGGCAAGACCGTCGTCATCAAGATCGAAGGCGCCGCGCCCGCGGCCGCCGCCGAATCCATCGACGAAGGCGGCGAAGGCGAGGGCGGCAAGGAAGACCCCTACGAGGCCCGCTTCAAGGCCCTGGAGGATTGCGTCGGCTCGATGAAGGACGCCTTTGAGGGCCTGAAGACGGCGCTGGCCGGCTCCGGCACCCAGGACGGCGAGTCCGACGGAGATGGCGAGAAGAAGAAGGAAGGCGAGGGCGACGACGACCAGACCACCGACGAGGAGGCCGCCGAGGAGGAGAAGGAGGCCGAGAAGTCGCAGGTCCAGGACGCCATGTCGAAGGCCGAAATCCTGGCTCCGGGCGTGAAGCTCCCGACCAAGGACAGCGCCACCGGCAAGATCACCCGCGCCGCCGTCACCGATCTGCGCCGCCGCTCCCTGAAGACCGCGCTCGCCGACGGCAAGCGCAAGCCGCTGATCGAGCCGATCGTCTCCGGCCGCGACATCGACAAGATGCGCCCTTCCGAGGTGACGATGCTCTTCGATGCCGCGGCGCAAGTGACCAAGGTCGCGAACAACGCCGGCACTGGCGCGCGCGCCTTCGATGTGCCGCAGGGCCGGATGACCCCGGCCAAGTACCAGGAGCTCATCCAGCAGCGCCGTAAGGACGGCGTCATCTAGCCCCAGCCCGTCGCCGACAGGCGCACGGCCCACCAGCGATCCAGAGGAGCCATCACATGGTCGCTATCACCACCCGGATGGGCGCGGGCTTTCCCGGCCGCATCACCCGTTCGGACAGCCTGACCGTCGAGCAGGAAATCATCGACAGCGGCACGCCTCCCACCATCTACGGCGGGTTCGTGAAAACCGTCTCCGGCAAGCTGCAGCCGGTCGCTTCCGGCGACGCGGCGGGCGCCTACAACGTCCTCGTCAACCCCTACCCGACGCAGTCCTCCACCACGGGCCTCGGCTCGTCTCCGACGCCGCCCACCAGCGGCGTCGCCGACGTTCTGAAGCGCGGCTACGTCGCCGTGCCGCTGAAGCTCGGCACTGCGGCAAAGGACGGCCAGGTCTACGTCGTCACCACCGCTGGTGGCACGGTCGTGGTCGGCGACATCGTCACCTCGGCCTCGCCTGCGGGCGGCGGCACGGCGGTCGCCGTCACGAACTGCTTCTTCACGGGCCCTGCGGACAGCAACGGCTTCGTGGAGATCAGCAAGAACATCAACGCTTAATCAGGGGGCCATTGAGCCATGAAGCCTCTCCACATCATCATGGGGACGTCGGCCCTCGTCGCCGTCACCGGCGCCGCGGCCCACGCCGTCGCGTCGGTGGCCAAGCGCAGCGATCTGCCCGCGCCCCACGTCCGTCGGCACTTCCTTACCGACGAGTTCGTCACCTACGACCAGGCGACGCTGGACAGCGCCGGCGCCTTCCTGATCGGGGAGCTCGAGCGCCTCGACCCGACCATCCACGAACCCCTCGTCGAGGTGTCGTGGAGCCGGGACATCGACCTGCGCACCGACGTGCAGATGGGGGACGAGCACTCCTCGTTCACCGTCTCGACGTTCGGCTCCGTGGGCGGCGCCAGGCCGGCCGGCATCAGCTGGGCGGGCAAGGCGACCACCACCCTGCCGCGCGCCAACGTCGACATCGGCAAGATCACCAACGACCTGACGCTCTGGGCTGAGGAGGTGAGCTACACCGTCCCCGAACTCCAGTCGGCGCAGATCACCGGCCGGCCGATCGACTCCCAGCAGCTGACCGGGCTCAACCTCAAGCACCAGATGGACACTGACCAGCTGGTCTACGTGGGCGACACGGACATCGGCGCGACGGGCTTGGTGAACCACACCCTGGTCACCAACAGCTCGAACGTGGCGAACGGGGCGAACGGCTCGCCGCTGTGGATCAACAAGACCCCGGACGAGATCACCGCCGACTTCAACGAGGTGCTCACCTCGGCCTGGGCGGCCTCGGGCTATAAGGCGCCGCCGAACAAGGTCCTGGTGTCGCCGAATCCCTACGGCTACCTCGCCACGACCAAGATCGGCGACGCCGCGCAGACCTCCGTCATGAAGTACGTGATGGAGAACAACGTCTTCACCGCCCAGTACAAGAAGGACATCGAGATCGTCCCGGTGAAGTGGCTCGACAAGGCCAACATCAACGGCCCGGGCGGCGCGGCGGCGACCTACGACCGGATGGTCGCCTACAGCCAGAACCCGAACTACGTGCGCTTCCCGATGGTGCCGCTGCAGGCCATGCAGCCCCAGTACCGGGGCATCTGGATCGCCGTCCCCTACTACGGCCGCCTCGGCCGGGTGGAGTACGTCTATCCGGAAACCTGCGCCTACCGCGACGGCATCGGCTAAGGCCTACCACCGCCACAGAGCATCGGGGGCGGTCTTCGGGCCGCCCCTTTTCTCCGCCCCGGCAAGCGGATGAAGGGGACACGGCGCTAACCCCGCCGCTGGCCTAGCCTCGGCCCCGCATCCGCTTCCCCGGACGAAGAGGGAAATCCCATGCCCACCATCAAGGTTGCGAAGCCGTTCAAACTCCTGCTGGCGGCGAACGAGAAGCCGGTCGAGTACGGCGTCGGCGAGCACGAAGTCTCCGACGAGGTGGCCAACCACTGGCACACCCAGCCGCACCTGGAGGGCAACGACAGCGTGGCAGAGCCCGAAGGCCGCCAGAGCGAGCTGGGCCAGGAGGGCAACGACTCCGTCTCGGGCGGGGATGACGATGACGCCGTATCCGAGCCGAAGCCGGCCGGCCGCGGCAAGGCCAAGGGCTAAGCCGGGCCGCCCATGGACCTCGCCGCCTTCCGAGCCGCCTATCCGGAGTTCGACACGACGGACTACCCAGACGGGATGGTCAGCCCCTATGTCACGCTGGCTCCGCTGCGGGTCGGCGCCGACGCCTGGGGGGACCTGGCGGACTTCGGCCAGGGGCTCTGGATCGCCCACAACGTCGTGATGGCGAAGCGCCGCGCCAAGGCGGCAGCCGTCGGCGCGGTGCCCGGCGCCACGCAGGGCGTGCAGACCGCGAAGGCGGTGGACAAGGTGAGCGCGTCCTACGACGCCGCCTCGGTCACGATCGAAGGGACTGGGAACTGGAACGCCACCGACTACGGCGTGCAGTTCTGGCAGTACGCGGAGCAGATGGGCGCGGGCGGGCTGCAGCTGTGAGCCTGAAGGTCACCAAGGACTCGGTGGCCCAGGTCCTGAAGTCGATCCGCGAACTGACGAAGCATGAGGTGCTTGTCGGCATCCCGGCCGACCACTCCGAGCGGAAGCCCGATCCCGACGAGACGGAGGCCGCCAACAACGCCCTCATCGGCTACGTCATGGAGAACGGCTCGCCGGCGCGAAACATCCCGGCCAGGCCGCACATGAAGGCCGGCGTGGAGAGCGCCCGGGACGAGATCGTGCGGCGCTACGAGGATGGCGGGAAAGCGATCCTCGACGGCCGCATCAAGGACGCCGACAAGGTCCACAACGCGGTCGGCCTGATCGCCGAGAACTCCATCAAGCGCAAGATCACGGACGGCCCCTTCGCACCGCTCGCGCCGCGCACGCTCGCCGCCCGCAAGCGCCGCGGCCGCACCGGCGACAAGCCCCTGATCGACACCGGCCAGTACAGACGGGCGATCACCCACGTCATCCGTCCGAAGTAGCGGGAGGCCGCCATGCCCGACCTCGACGTCTCGGACGTGCTCCTCGATCCGGACTTCGCCGAGCAGCTGGCCATCCAGCGGCGCACCCAGACGATGGTGAAGGGGCGGCCGTCGATGACCACCGCCACGATCTCGCCGGCGCCGTGGGGTGCGGTGATCCCACAAAATGACGTGCCGATGCAGCGCGGGCCCAATCAGCAGCACCTACCGCGCCTGCTTCAGGTGCACACCCAGTTTCGCCTTCGGGGCGCCAGCAAGGATCCGGACACCGGCGCCGATCTGCCCCCCGACCTGATCGTCTGGAACGGCGACACCTTCATCGTGAACAAGGTCCAGGACTTCAGTCGCTTCGGCGCGGGCTTCATCCAGGCCGACTGCTCGTCCACCGACCCGACCGACAACGAGCCCGCCTGATGCCGAACGACAGCTCGACCGGCGGCTATCTGCTGCCCGCGGCCACACCCGCGCCGATCGAGGACGACGCGCTCGACGACTTCCTCGGCGACGTGGTGGGCGCGATCACCGGCCTCGACCGCGACAACTACGTGCGGCCGCGCTGGCAGCTCGACCCGCCCAACCTCCCGGCGCGGAACGTGAACTGGGTCGGCGTGGGCGTGATCAACCGTAAGGCCGATACCTACGCCGTGGAACGCTGGGACCCGGACGCGGCAAACGGCGCGGGCGCACAGACCCTGGTGCGGCACGAAAGCCTCGAGGTGCTCTGCAGCTTCTACGGGGCCGCCTGCCAGAAGAACGGCGCGAACCTCCGCGACGGCCTGGCCGTGGCGCAGAATCGGGAAGCCCTGTTCCTCGCCGGGATGGCGCTGACGGAGACCAGCGACCTCACCAAGGCGCCGGAGATGATCAAGTCCGCCTGGTACCAACGCGCCGACCTGACGGTCTACTTCCGCCGCGAAATCCGCCGCGAGTACCCGGTGCTGACGCTGCTCTCCGCGCGGGGGACCATCATCACCGATGTGGGACTGACCCGCAGCATCAACGCCGATCCGGAGCAGCAGCTCGATTTCACCGAGCCCGGCAACTCCGGGCTCATCCCCGTCGTCTAGGAGGCTGCCGTGGCCGTCGCGAAGGAACAGCCCGTCGGCCTTCCCGTGCAACGTCTCATCACGGTGACGCTCGATTTCTCCCCCACCGGCGACGAAGCGACCGTCCAGGGGCCGTTCGTGCCGCCTGACACCACGTCTTCTCTCGACTTCTCCGACCCGGCGAACTCCGAGCTCCTGCCCGCCATCTAGCGCGCCGGCCGGACCGCCACAGCCTCCACCGCCCAGCCCCAAGGGGGATAGCCCATGCCGAGTGGCCTACCGGTTTCGCGCCTGATCAGCGCGAACGTGAACCTGAACCCCGCCGCGGCGGCGTTCGCCAACATCAACAGCCTGCTGATCCTGGGCGACTCCGACGTGATCGACACCGACACTCGGATCGTCTCCTACGGTAACCTCGACGAGGTGGCGGCCGATTTCGGCACCACCGCGCCGGAGTACCTGGCCGCCGCGCTGTACTTCAGCCAGCTGCCGAAGCCGGGCCAGGTCTACCTCGGCAAGTGGGCGCGCACCGCGACCTCGGGCCGCCTGATCGGCGCGGCGTTGACCACCGCCCAGCAGGCGCTGACGAACTTCACCGCGATCAGCACAGGCGCGCTGAAGCTCGCGATCGACGGTGCCGCCGCTACTACTCTGACGGGCCTGAACTTCTCGGCCTGCGCCAACCTCAACGCGGTCGCGGCGGTGATCAACACCGCGCTGGCTGCGGCGGCGACGTGCGTCTGGGACGGCGAGCACTTCGTCATCAAGAGCGCCACCACCGGCTCGTCCTCTAGCGTCGGCTTTCCCACCGCCCCCGCGTCGGGCACGGACATGAAGGCGCTGCTAGGCCTGGTGCAGGCCTCGGGTGCCCGGACCGTCGTCGGCGTTGTGGCCGAATCCGCCGACGCCGCCGCAGCCCTCATCGATGCGTTACCGACCTACTGGTATGGCCTGATGCTCGCTTCGGCGAGCGTGGTCGACGCCGACCACCTGGCGATCGCGGCCTACATCGAAGCTGCCACCCGGCCGCACGCTTACGGCCTCACCACCTCGGCCGCCGCGGCGATCGACGGGGCCTCGACCACCGACATCGGTTCGCAGCTGGAGGTCGCGGGCTACAAGCGCACGTTCGGCCAGTACTCGACCAGCAGCCCCTACGCGGTGGCGTCGATGTTCGGCCGGGCGCTGACCACCGACTTCAACGCCAACAACTCCACCATCACCCTGATGTACAAGCAGGAGCCGGGCGTGGCGGCGGAGCAGCTGACCACCGCCCAGGCCGACGTGCTGGACGCGAAGCGGTACAACTACTTCGTCGCCTTCGACAACTCGACCGCCATCATCGTGGGCGGCCGGATGTTCGGCGACGCCTACATCGACGAGATCGTCGGCCTCGATTGGTTCGCGAACCGGGTGCAGACCGACGTGTGGAACCTGCTCTACGGCAGCGACACCAAGATTCCGCAGACCGACGCCGGCAACCAGCAGATCGCCAACGCCATCGAGGCGAGCTGCGTCGCGGCGGTGAACAACGGGCTCCTGGGTCCGGGCACGTGGACGAACACCGGCTTCGGGCAGCTGAAGCAGGGGCAGTTCATGGCGAAGGGCTACTACGTCTACGCCCCGCCGATCGCCAGCCAAGCCTCCGCGGATCGGGCCGCCCGCAAGTCGGTGCCGTTCCAGGTCGCCGCCAAGCTCGCCGGCGCGGTCCACACCGCCGACATCACCCTCAACGTGAACCGCTAAGGCAGGGGCGCTAGACCATGGCTACCTACAGCTTTCTGAACGTCCATGCCGCGATCACGGGGCCGGGCGGATCGTTCCCCCTCGGCTCCGGCGTCGGCGCCGCGGAGGAGGGCATCTCCTTCGAGATGGCGGAGGAGAAGAACACCATGACCGTGGGCGCCGACGGCGAGGGTATGCACAGCATGCACGCCGGCAAGGCGGCGAAGATCACGGTGCGCCTCCTCAAGACCTCGCCGGTGAACGGCCAGCTCTCCCAGATGTACGACATCCAGAGCCAGTCGAGCGCGGTGTGGGGTCAGAACGTGATCACCATCAACGACAGCGCCCGCGGCGACGTGATCGCGCTGCGCCAGGCTGCCTTCGTGAAGCTCCCGAACGTCAACTACGCCAAAGAGGGCGGCGTCATCGAATGGGAGTTCCAAGGCATCAAGGCCGACGCTCTCCTGGGCAGCGGCCAGCCTGAGGCCTGACCATGGCGGAGAGGGAGATCGCCGGCGTCAGCTATCGGATCGACAAGCTGGACGCCATGAAGCAGTTCCACGTCGCGCGGCGCCTCGCGCCCGTGATGGGGAAGCTCGCCGGCAACATCGGAGCCGACAAGGACGCGGACCTGTTCGCCATGCTCGGGCCGGTGAGCGAGGCGGTGGCCGAGATGCGGGACGAGGACGCGAACTACGTGATCTCGACCTGCCTCTCCGTCTGCAGCCGCCCGAACCCGCATGGGACCGGCTTCAGCCCGGTGGCGGCGCCCAACGGCCGGATCATGTTCCAGGACGTTGAGCTGCCGCAGATGCTGCAGCTGGTGTGGGCCGTCATCGAGGAGAACCTCGGCGGTTTTTTCGCCGCGATCCCGTCGATCTCCGCGGCTCCGGAGGCGGAGTCCCAGAAGGGGTGAGCCTCCTCAGCCTGCCGGGCGGTGAGGACTGGGTCATGCGCCCGGTCCTGCGCGGCCTCTGCAAGCTGGAGAGCCTATTCGACGGAACATTGAGCATCGAGCAGATCGCGCTCGCGAACGACGCTCTGGACGTGGCTGACGAGAACGACCGCAGGATCAGGGAGGCGCTGTCACGGCAATGAGCGACGCCTCCATCATCAAGGAATTCCTGGTCGGCCTCGGCTTCAAGATCGACGAGGCGGGCTTCAAGAAGTTCTCCGCCGGCGTGAAGATGGCCACCAAGGTGGCCGCGGAGCTCGGCAAGGGAGCGGTGGAGGCGGGCCTCGCCGTGGAGGCGGCCGTCACCAAGGTCTCGAAGCAGTTCGAGGATCTGTACTACGCCTCCCAGCGGATCAACTCGTCGGTCGAGAACATCCGGGCCATGGACTACGCCATCACGCAGATGGGCGGGTCCGCGGCCGGCTCCCGCGCGGCGATGGAAAACATCGCCGAGTTCATGCGCTCGAACCCCGGCGGCGAGCGGTTCATCCGCAGCCTGGGCGTGGACACCCGCGAGGCCAACGGCCAGCTGCGCGACACCGCCGACATCATGCAGGAGCTCGGCGCCCGCTTCCGCGCCATGCCGTACTACGCGGCCAAGGTGCGGGCGAGCATGCTCGGGATCGACGAGCGCACCCTGCAGGCGATGATCCGCGGCACAGACGAGTTCTCCGACCGCTACCGGAAGATGGCGCGCTCGGTCGGCGTCGATCAGCAGGCGGCAGCGAAGGCCGGCCACGAGTTCATGGTCGACATCCGCGACTTGCTCGCGCTCATCACCCTGACCGGCGAGAAGCTGATCCTCGTCTTCGCCCCAATCGCTCACGTCATCATCCAGGCCCTCGTGGCGCTGCACGGCGTCACCCATGGGCTCTCGACCGACCTGCTGGTGCTGGCGGGCGCCGCGGGTGCGGTCTGGGTTCCCCTGAAGCTCCTCGCCCATTTCTTCCCCGAGCTATTCGAAGGGTTCGAAGGCGTTTCGGCTGCGGCCGAAGCGCTGGTGGTGGTCCTATCCGGCCCGGTCGGCTGGATCCTTGCCCTGGTGGCGGCGATCAGCGCGGTGCTGCTGTCCAGCAAGAAGTTCCGCGACGAGCTGGGCGATCTCGTCACCACCGGGCTGCAACCGCTGCAGGATGCCCTTGGCGACGTAGGCAAGGCCTTCTCAGAGGTGGCCGCTGCGTTCCAGCCGGTGTGGGACACGCTGCGCCCGATCCTGGCGGCGATCGGGGCCGGCCTGCTCCGGCTGCGCGATGCCTTCGTCGGCACCTTCGGCGACCAGGTTCTTAACGGGGTGCGAGGCGCGATCCAGTTTCTCGCCACCGACCTTCACCTCCTGGCCGACGGCATCCGGCTCATTCTCGACCTCCTCACTGGCCGCTGGGCGAAAGCTTGGGCCGATGCCGGAAAGACGGCCAGGGACGCCCTCGCCGGGGCGAAGGCTGTCTGGGATGCGCTCCGTGGGCAGAAGTCCACGCCCGTCGCCCCGCAGGCCTCGGCGCGTGGCTACGCGTTGCCTCCGGTCCCGAACGGTCCGGGCGCGCTGCAAGGGGTGCGGAGTGTCGGCGAGCAGATCGTCGCCTACTTCCAGAGCCACGGTTTCAGCCGGGAGAACGCCCAGGGCATCGCCGCCGGCGCCTTCGCCGAGACGCGGCTCAACCCGAACGCCGTCAACCCCACCTCCGGCGCCTTCGGCATCGGCCAGTGGCTCGGCGCCCGCAAGGCCGAGCTGTTCCGCCGCTACGGCCCGCACCCGACGCTCGCGCAGCAACTCGAGTTCATGCTGTGGGAGCTGACGCACAGCGAGTCCCGCGCCGGCGCCACGATCCGGCGGCAGGACTCGGCGCGCGGCGCCCTCGAGGCGTACGTCCGGTCCTTCATGCGCCCGGGCGAGGGCACGGCCGGCGACCTGGCGCGCGGGGCGCAGTACCTCGCCGCCCAAGAGAACCGCCCAGTCCTGGCGACCGTCTCCACGCCGCCCAACGTCGTGCTGACCCAGAGGACCGACGTGCACGTCCATGGCGGCGCCGATCCGGCGGCGACGGGCCGCCAGGTGGCCAACGAGCAGGGCCGGGTGAACGGCGACCTGCTCCGCAACGCCAAGAGCGCCCTCAGCTAGGAGTGCCGCATGGCGGGCCTGATCGACCTCATCACGTTTCGGCCGAAGCGGGCGATCGGCTCGATTTCGGCCTACGTGACCATCGAGGAGCAGCACACCGACGAGCTGACCATCACCCAGCATCCGGTGGAGCAGGGGGCGGCGATCACCGATCACGCCTACAAGAACCCGGCGCAGCTGGTGATCCGGGCGGGCTGGTCGAACGCGAGCCTGCCGTCGCTCGGTGATGCGGTGCTGGCGGCGCTCGGCGGCGACATCGGCGCGCTGGCCAGGCCCAGCTACGCGCAGGAGGTCTACGAGAAGCTCCTGAAGCTTCAGAGCGCCCGAGCGCCCTTCGACATCTACACCGGCAAGCGCCGCTACAAGAACATGCTGATGCGGTCGCTCGCCACCACGACCGATCAGAAGACCGAGAACGTGCTCATCGTCACCGCGGCGTTCCAGGAGGTGATCCTGGTGCAGACGCAGGCGACGACGCTTCCCGACCCGTCGGCGCAGGCCGACCCGTCCAAGACCGCGGCCGTGCAGAATGCCGGAGTGAAGCAGCTTACGCCGTCGCCTCAGGCCGACACGACGGCGGCGGGCATCATGGCCGGGGACGGTGGATGATCGTGCACTCCTCCGAGATCCCGCTGAGCCCGTCGCCGCAGCGGTTCACCATCACCCTCGCAGGGACGAGCTACGAGCTGACCTTCATGTGGCGTGAGACCACGGAGGGCGGCTGGTTCCTCGACATCGCCGAGCCGGGGGCCGCGCCGATCATCCAGGGAATACCGCTCGTCATCGGCGTCGATCTCCTGAAACAGTACGGCTATTTGGGCATCGCGGGCTCGCTCATCGTGATGAAGGACGACGAGCCCACCGTCGACCCGACTTTTGATGATCTCGGCGTCCTGAGCCACGTCTACTTCGTGACCACATGAGCCAGCAGTACCTCCGCAAGGTCGGGCTGCTGGTCGGGGACGCGACGGGCCAGGGGCTCGACCTCTCCGAGCTGCGCATCGAGTTCAAGGTCCGGCAGTGGGACCTGCAGACGCCGAACAGCGCCTTCATCCGGGTGTGGAATCTCTCCGAGGCGACCATGCGCCAGGTGCAGGGCGAGTTCACCCGCGTGGTGCTTCAGGCGGGCTACCAGGACGGCCCGTTCGGGACCATCTTCGACGGGTCGATCATCCAGCCGAAGCGCGGCCGGGCGAACGCCACCGACACCTATCTCGACATCGTCGCGGCCGATGGGGACCAAGCCTACAACTTCGCCGTCGTGAACACGTCCCTGGTCGCCGGCGCGACGCCGAAGGACCAGGTGAACGCCGTCGTCGGTGCCATGGGCCAGCACGGGGTGATGCAGGGCTATGTGCCGGACCTGCCGGCGAACGCGCTGCCGCGTGGCAAGGTGCTGCACGGCATGGCCCGCGATCACCTGCGGGACCTGGGCGCTTCGACCGACACGAAGTGGTCGATCCAGAACGGCTCGGTGCAGATGGTGCCGCTGAAGGGCGTCCTGCCGGGGCCCGCCGTGGTGATCAACTCCGCCTCGGGGATGATCGGCATTCCCGAGCAGACGCAGGAGGGGATCAAGGTCCGCACCCTGCTGAACCCCGACATCAAGATGGGCCGGGCGGTGCAGATCAACAACGCCGATATCAACCGCGCCCAGCTCGACGTCAGCCTGCAAGGACAGCTGCAGAACGCCTTCCTGCCGCGGGTCACGGATGACGGCTTCTACCGCGTGATCGTCGCCGAGCAGAGCGGCGATACCCGGGGCAACGACTGGTACACCGACCTGATCTGCATCGCGCTGGACGACGGCGTGACGCCTGGGCTGGTCTCGAAGGGCTACGGCTGATGGACCAGAGGGAGCGGGCAAACGAGTTCCAGGAGGCGTTGCGGGCGGCCCTCGACGGACGCCTCGCCGACCTCTGGACCTCCGGCCCTGGCATTATCGAGGCGGTCGACGCCGACCGGCAGGTGGCCACCGTGCAGCCCGCCATCCAGCGGCCCTATCGCGGCCCGGACGGCACGGTGCAGATGTTGACCTTGCCACTGCTGCTCGACTGCCCGGTGCAGTTCCCAAGCGGCGGCGGCGTGACGCTGACCTTCCCGGTGGCGAAGGGCGACGAGTGCCTGGTGGTGTTCGGCGCCCGGTGCATGGACAGCTGGTGGCAGTCGGGCGGGATCCAGCCCCCGGCCGAGTTCCGCATGCACAGCCTGAGCGACGGCTACGTCATCCCAGGCGTGCGGTCGCAGCCGCGGAAGCTGACGGCGGTCTCGACCACCAAGGCGCAGCTGCGCAACGACGCCGGCGACACCTTCGTGGAGCTCGACCCGGCCGGCAAGACGCTGCACCTCACCGCGCCCAACGGGGCGACGATCGACGCGAACACCACGATCAACGGGTCGCTGCACGTCACGGGGGACATCACCTGCGACGCCACGGTGACCGGCACGGCCGACGTGGTGGGCGGCAGCAAGAGCCTGAAGACCCACGTCCACACCGACCCGCAAGGCGGCAACACGGGAGCGCCAGTCTGATGCGGTACCGCGCCCTCGACGCGAACGGCGACATGACGTTCGGCCACAGCAAGGCGGACTTTCTCGTCGACAGCCCCGAGGCCGTGGCCCAGGTGCTGAAGACCCGCTTCGGCCTTGCGACGGGGGAGTGGTTCCTCGACGTGACCGAAGGCACGCCGTACGGCGCCGACATCCTCGGGAAGAGCAACCGGGCGACCTACGACCAGGCGATCCGCGGGCGCATCCTCGACACTCCGGGCGTCTCGGCCATCAACACCTACTCGAGCTCGCTGGTCGACCGCCGGCTCACCGTTGTGGCCGAAATCGAGACGATCTACGGGCCCGTCATCGCGACCTTTAAGGGTATTGCGCCCGGCGGTACGCCGACGCCTGCGCCCTCCACCGCCCTCGACTTCTTCTTCCCGGATAATTCCGGCCTGTTGCCCGCGATCTAGGAGGCGCGCCCGATGACGACGTACCCCCTGGCCACGCTCTCAGCGCAGGTCACAGAGACCGGGATCGCGGCGCCGGCCTACATCGACATCCTGCTCAGCCTGAAGGCCAGCTACCAAGCCATCTACGGCTCCGACGTCTACCTCGAGGCCGACAGCCAGGATGGGCAGCTGCTGGCCATCTTCGCTCAGGCGATCAGCGACGCGAACTCCACGGCCATCGCGGTCTACAACGCCTTCAGCCCGCAGACGGCCAAGGGGGTGGGCCTGTCGCGGGTGGTGAAGATCAACGGCATCGAGCGGCAGAACGGCTCGAACTCCACAGCGGATGTGACTCTTATCGGCCAGGTTGGCGCCCTGATCGTGGACGGCGCCGTGGGCGACGCGGCGAACAACCGCTGGACCCTGCCATCGCCGATCACCATTCCCGACGCCGGCGAGATCGTCGTGACAGCGACCTGCGCTGTGGCGGGCGCGGTGTCCGCGGCTGCGGGCAGCATCAGAAAGATTCTGACCCCCACGCTAGGCTGGCAATCGGTGACCAACGCGGCAGACGCGACGCTCGGCTCCGCCGTTGAGGACGACGTGGCCCTCCGTCAGCGCCAGGGCAAGTCGGTGGCGCGCCCCTCGATCACCGCCCTTGAGGGCCTCATCGGCGAGGTGGCGGACGTCTCGGGCGTGACCCGGCTCAGGGCCTACGAGAACGACACCGCAGCGACCGACGACAACGGCCTGCCGCCGCACTCGGTGGCCCTCGTGGTCGATGGAGGCGACGCGCTGGACGTGGCCAAGGCGATCGCGTCGAAGAAGACCCCGGGCGCCTACACGTACGGCGCCACCAGCGAGAGCGTGCCCGACATTTTCAACGTGCCGCACACGATCCGCTTCTTCCGGCCGACCGAGAAGCGAGTGGACGTGACTGTGACGATCCACGCCCTGACCGGCTACACCAGCGCCATCGGCGTCGAGATCCAGAACGCGGTCTCCACCTTCATCTCCAAGCTCGACATCGGCGACGACGTGCTGCTGACCCGGCTCTATGTCCCGGCCCAACTCAGCGGGGCGGGGGACTCGTCCACCTACGAGGTGACGAACCTGCAAATCTGCTTCGACGGAGGCTCGCTGGGCACGGCGGACCTGGTGGTGGCATTCAACGAGGCGGCGTTCTGCGATCCTGCGGACGTGACCATAGTGGTGATCTGAGATGGCCACCTCTGACGACTACCTCGCCCTCGTCACCCCGGAGCACATCGGCAAGCCCCGGTTCGTCGCCAGCCTGGCCGTCCTGGTGCAGCCCGTCGCGGAGACGGTCACTACGGCGCTTCGGCTGCCGGAAGCCTTCGATCTCGACGAGGCCAACGGGCCGCAACTCGACATCATCGGCCTTTGGGTGGGCGCGCCGCGCAACGTCTCGGTGCCGCTGAGCGGCGTCTACTTCACCTTCGACGACGACAACCTCGGATTCGACGCCGGCTACTTCAAAGGCCAGTTCGACCCGGTGGAGGGCCTGGGCCGCCTCGACGACGACAACTACCGGATCCTGCTGCGGGCGAAGATCAGGGCCAACCACTGGGACGGCACGCTCGACGTGGCGCGTTCGGTGATGGCCGACCTGATCCCGAACAACCTGGTCTACGTGCAGGACAACCAGGACATGAGCATGACCGTCGGGGTTGTCGGGCCCGCGCTCGACGCCATCCTGAAGAGCCTCATGACCGGCGGCCACCTCGCGCTCAAGCCCGAGGGCGTGAGCATCGACACCTATCTCGTTCCGAGCCCGAGCGAACCAGGCGCCGTAGAGCCCGAAGCCCGGTTCTTCGGCTTCGACGCCGAGGGCGACGTGATCGTGGGTTTCGACGCCGGCGCATGGGGCGTCCAGGCCTGATCGGACCCGCTGACCAGCTTCCATTCTGAGGGGAGGGCGCATGCCCACTAACGACATCCTGCCGTTCGGCTTGGACGGCGGCGCCAACGTGATGACCCAGGCCGACTACCTGGCGCTCACGGCCCGCACGACCGGCTTCCAGCCGGGCATCGCCCGGTCGGAGCAGCTGAACAAGGTCTGGCGGCAGTCGGCCTTCATCGCTCAGATGATCGCCCAGTTCATCGTCGACGAGGCGGAGGTGGACGTGCGCGACGACGGCGACAGCGCCACCATGCTCGCCCACTTCATCACCGCGGTGCAGGCTGCGGCGACCTCGGGCGGCGGCTTCAACCTCCACGACTGGCTCTCGAAGAACGCCAACTACACCGCCTACAGCAAGGACCGCATCCTCTGCGACGTGAGCGCGGCGGCCTTCACCATCGAGTGCCCGGCCACGCCGACCGCACTGGCCACCGAGTTCTGGGTCGCCGGCAACTTCGCCACGCACAACCTCACCCTCGACGGCAATGGCGAGCTCTTCGACCTCGGCACCTTCGGCACCAGCGCGACCGTGACTCTGAACAAGGACAACCTCATCGCCCACGTGCTGTACGACGGCGCGCACTGGCGGGTCGGCTCGGGCGTCTGATGGAACTCTGGAGCGATCTCTACAGCGCCCGCCATCTGATCGACCGGCAGTTCTACGGAACGCCGGGCTCGACCACGATCACGGCGCCCGCCAAGGCCGCCTTCATCCGCGTCAGCCTGGTCGGGGCCGGCGGCTGGGCCAATGGCGGCTTCGGCGGCGGCGCGGCGTTCGCTCGGGTGAAGACCACCTGCGCACCGGGAGACCAGTTCTCGCTGCAGATCGGCGACACGGCTCATACGCTGGGCGCCGGCGACGCGTCGGGCGATAGCCTGCTGAAGACGACGCCGGGCAACGTGGTGCTGGTGAAGGCCGAGCGCGGCAAGGGCACAGGGCCGGGCCTTGCGGCGAACAGCACGGGCGACATCAAGCGCGACGGCTCGGCCGCGGGCGTGAGCCAGGGAGGGGCGTGCGCCGGCGACGACGCCGATCCGGTCCCGCTGGGCTTCGGCGGCCGCGGCGGCAAGTCCTTGATGGGCCCCGTGCCGGGCGGGGGCGGGGGCAAGAACTACGTCGAGTACGCCGGCTCCGGCGGCTTCCAGTTCCTCTGGACGATCGTCCCCGGAAATGGCCGCGCCTGCGTCGAGTTCTTCGACCAAGACCCGGGGTACGCATGACTATCACCTGGACGGGCCTGTTCCCCGATGAGGCGCTGCTGCTCGGCCGCGTCTGGTACAAGGATCCCGGCGCCTACAGCCTTGTGGTCCCGTCGTCGTTCTCGCTCTACCCGAGTGTCACGCCGGCCTATGTCCGCGCGATGTGCGTCGGCTCAGGCGGCCAGGGCGATCATTGGGGCGGCGGCTCTGCCTATGCCCGCGCGGTCTCGGCCGTGGCCGTGGGCGAGGCGCTCTCGATCCAGTGCGGCGACGTCGGGACGGCCTCCATGATGAACGACAGCTTCGTCAAGCACGCCAACGGAGCGGTGATCGTCTACGCCGACCGCGGCCGGGGCGCCGGCGTGCGCGGAGTGGCGGCGAACAGCACGGGCGATGTGACCCGGGACGGTCAGCCAGGTGGCGCCAACTTTGGCGGCCCCTGCGGCTCGGACGCCGGCGACTACGCCCGCGGCGGGTTCGGCGGCGTCGGCTCAGACTACAACCACACCATCCCGGCCGACTTCGGTTGCGGCGGGCACATCCTGGGCTACGTGAACGAATACGGGATCGACCAGGGCCATGTCGCCTGGACCTCGGGCACGGGGCTGGTCTGCCTCGAGTTCTTCGACGGCAAGCCCGGATACTAGGCCGCGCCTCGCCGGCCGCCCTTCACCACAAGGAAGATGACCATGCGCTTTCCATCCGGCGCCGCCCTTGCGGCGGTGGCCGCCCTCATCGCCTGCGTTGCGCCTGCGCACGCCGACAACTATCCCGTCCGCGACGGCGCGGGAGCGACCCAGAGCTTCTGCTCCAAGCTGGTCGGCGGCCTGCAGTACCCCTGCCACCTGATTTACGGCCTGTTCGGCTCGACGCCCACGCCGGTCTCGGTGGACAGCTCGGGCAACGTGAACGTCAACGTTCAGAGCACGCCCCTCGCCACGGGCGCCTCCACCTCGGCGAACCAGACGAGCCAGATCACCCAGGAGACCGCGACGGCCGCGGCGCTGGGCACCACGGCGGATTCGGCGTGGAGCGGCTCGGGCGTCGGCACGCTGGTGTCGATCGACAAGGCCATAAGGAACGCCGTCGCGGGCACGCTGACGGTCCAGTTCCCATCGGCCCAGGCCGTGACCCAGAGCGGCAGCTGGACCTTCGGCGGCAACGTCGGCGGCTACAGCTTCCACCTCGGCACCGGCGGTGCGGTGAGCGCCATCACGGTGCAGAACGCCGCCTATTCGGCCGGCAACTCCGAGGGCGGCCTGATTACCCTCACCGGGGCGGCGCGCACCAACGGCGGCTCCGGCACGCTGGTGAACCTGCGCCTGAAGTCGAACGGGGGGTCCACGAACACCATCTGGGTCTATGCCTGGTCGAAGCAGCCCAGCACCACCTGCACCGACAAGTCGGCCTTCGTCTCGAATAACGCCGACAGCCCCTATGCCCTGCCGGGTTTCCCGATCTCGGTGACGCTGAGCAACCCCGGTTCGTGGGAAACGGGGACCTATGGCCAGCTGACCGGGCTCAACGCCCCCTTCAAGAACCAGGATTCGAGCCCCGGCACCGCCCTCTACTTCTGCCTGGTGACGGGCGGGGCGGTGACGCCGGGGTCGACATCCGACCTCTCCCTCGTGGCTGACGGCTTCCAGGACTGATCGCAATGCTGAAGCGTTTCCGAGCTGCGGGCGCGGCGCTCGCCGCGCTGGCCGCGGCCGTCCTCGCCGTAGGCGCGCCCGCGCCCGCGCTGGCGCTGAGCGCGCCGCAGAAGCTGGTGGTGACCTCCGGCGCGCCGCCGCTCAGCTTCTCCGACCTGATCGCTGGCCAGACCTTCGCCTTCATCGGCGCGCCGTGCGCGATCAACAAGACCTGGGCGGCCAGCGGCTACCCGACGGTCGAGGTGGAGCGCGGCTGGGGCTCCGGCGTCATCCAGAAGCTCTATTCCGACAACAGCTGCAACCTGTGGACCAAGCCCCGGGCGCGCGGGCAGAAGGCCTCGGCGTTCGCCGGCAGCGCTATCCTGCTGGTCAACAAGATCTACAACCAGGCGGGCACGAACCCAGCGAACGACTACGCCCCGGCGCTCGCCAACGACAAGCGGGTGATCCTCAACGTCGCCACGGCCGGCGCGCCCTTCTTCGCCGGCGTCGCCACGGGTACCCAGGACCCCAATCAGAACGCCACGCAGCGGGGTTATGCATTGCCGGCTTCTGTGTCCCTCAAGACCAACGATCACCCCTTGAGCCTGATCGCGGCGCACCAACACGCCGCGAGCGGGGACATTGAGTACCTGGTGCAGGACACGGCCGCGACCCCAACCCGCTTCTGGGAAATTGATGGATCCGTGTCCCGGCACTTCGCGCAATGGGACATTGTCACGCGGACCTACACCCAGATCACGGCGCCGCATGTGCTGTCGCTGTGGAGCCTGGACGACGGACGCGGGATCGCCACGGAGCACAGCGTCCGGGGCGGAGATGGTGGCGTCTTCCAGGGCAGCAATATCTTCGCCGGATCGGCGACCGCATCGGCGCTCAACCTGTTCGGCCCGACCAACAGTCTGAAAGGCAAGGTATTCACCATCCTGATCGCGCAGGGGGCGCTCGATCCCACCGCGATGACGTTCGGCGGCGTCCCGTCGAAGCTGGCCCGCGCCTTCGCGCCCACTATCTCGGCCGCGCCCACCGTATCGTTCCCCTACGCGAACGCCGTCATTCCGATGAACCTGGCGACCCAGGTCGCGGATATCCCGATCAAGCTGATCGGGAAGCCCTCGACGGCATATCAAGCGAGCTGGAACGGCGGCGCGACGGTCGCAGTGGGGACCGCTGATGCGCATGGCGTGCTGGATACGGTGCTGCCCGCTCAGGCTAAGGGCAACGGCACGTTGACGGTGGCGGAAGTGGGCGGGGCGAACGCCGTCACCGTCGCCAACGTCGCGGTCGGCGTCGTTCTGGGCGTGCTCGGTGAGAGCAACCCGGATGGCCGGGGCGCGATGTATCCGATCAGCATTCCCGCCGGCTTCCTGCGCAAGGATCGGGCGAACTGGACGACGCTGCAGGCGTATGGCACGGGCGCCGACGATCCTGTCGTGCCGATCACGACTAGGGGCTCGGGCTACACCGTGGGCGACGTTCTCACCGCGGTTGGGGGCACGGGTACGCCGTTCCAGGTGAAGGTCACGGCCGTTGACGGCGGCGGCGCAATCACCGGACTGGGCACTCCGGCCACATCGACGCCGCTTGGCGCCTACAGCATCCCGCCGGCCAATCCGACCGCGCTCTCCGGCGGCACAGGCTCGGGAGCGGCCGTGAGCCCGGTCTACAGCATCGGCAATCAATATTGGCTCGCCTTCGTCCAGAAGCTCTACGACCACTTCGGCGCGGTTATCGGTGTCACCCAGGTGACCCGAGGTTCGACCTACTTCTTCAGGACCGGGACTGGCGACGGGTCATGGAGCCCGACCCCGGCCGTCGGTGCGGAAGTCGCCTTGGCGGCCACGGCCAGGTCGCAATTGCTGGGTCTTCAGGCCGACTTCCTGACGCCGAACTTCATCCTGTTCGACCTCGGTCTGAATGACATGAGCCTTGCGACGACGCAGGCGCAGTACGCTGCGCGGCAGGCGGCTCTGCCCGGCTTCCTCCAGGCCGGTCTTGCCAATCCGAACCTCCGCCTGTGGTCGATCCTGAGCGGTGGCGAGGACGGAGCGGTGGCCAGCGTGAATTTCCCGCCGATCCGCGCGGCGCAGCTCGCGGCCTGGAATACGGCGGGGTCTGGCTACACGCCCTTCGGGTCCTTCGCGCACCTCCACGCGGACCTGTCGGACAACGTCCACTTCTCCAGCCAAGCGACCAAGGCGGCCATGGGGGCGATCCTGTACCGCTACGCCGCCTTCAAGTGGGAAGGCGGGGCGCAGAACCGGGCGCCGCAATTCGCCAGCGCCAGCGTGAGCGGCAACCAGGTGACGGTGACCTTCACCGGTGGCGTCGCGCCCCTGACCCATGCCGGGGCGGACGTGAACGGCTGGACGCTCGTCGACGGCAACGGCCCCCGCACCATCACCTCGGTGTCGGTGAGCGGGCTCACGGTGACGCTGACGGCCGACCAGGGGATCACCACCGCCGCGGGCTCGCGCACGCTCTCCTGGTGCGCGGACAAGACGTGCATCGGGACCACGCTTCAGGACAGCGACGCGACCACACCGCTGCCGCCGGAGCCGTTCGTCTCGCAGGTGTTCTAGCGGGGCACCATCGCGACGAGCGGCGTCTGGAAGTGCATGTTGTCGAGGATCTTTAACACTTCGGACGCTGCTACTCCGTCGCCGCCGAGGGAGGTGGGCCGGCACAACGGCGCTCCACGCCGACTCGCGATCCAGCCTATGCGACGAGAATTCCGAGCCGCCTCGTCGACCTTAAGCTCCTCGAGACCTCCGATTCTCGCGACCCAGACAGTCTCGGCGTCGCCGGCGAACACCGCGCCGCAGGGGTAGTAGGCGAACGCGCCGCGCCCGAGCGGTACGTCCAGCCAGCTTCCATCCGCCCGGAGCTTGCGCCAGTGGGCCATGGCGTCCTCGCCGACGTAGTCGATCGTCAGCACCGTGGGCCGCCCGTCAGCCGCAAGGCGCACGTCCCAGGCGCGGGTGAAGGCGCGTGAAGGAGAGCGGTAGACCGGCTGGGCTCCGGCGGTCTGTCCAAGTCGCGCAAAGTAGAAGTCGTGGATGTCCATCGCGCGGGGCTCCTGCACGTCCCACACGAGGTCGATGCGCTTCTGCGCGTCGACGAACGGAAGGGCATAGATCCACTGGCCCGCGGCCGCGCCTACGGCGAGTTGTTCGGGGCCGAAGCTGTCGCCGCCATCGCGAGAGGCGCGGAAGAAGTAGCTGCGCGTGCCGCCTCCCGTGTTCCGGCCGTAGAAGAGGTAGATCGTGCCGCCCGTCTCGAGGATCGCCGGGTAGCTGCACTCACAATTGAACAGGCGCTGCTCGGGCTCCCAGCCGTGGCCGTCAGCGGTCGCAGATCGGCGGGCGTAGAGCTCGGAGTTGTGCAGCGCGTAGACGGCGAGGATGCGGCCGGCATGTGGGCCGCTCCCGATCCGGTGCAAGGCCGGGGAGCCATGATCGTCGGCGTAGCGCCACTTGTGCAGCGTCTCGACATCTTGGACCCGGCCGCTCGTTCCCGAGACCCTCGCCACGCGCACCGAGCGGTCGTTTCCGCTCGTCCATCCGATGATCGCATCGCGGCCGACCGCCACCGTGGCCGGCCGGTTGTACCACATCACGGAGCCGCTCTCGGCGAGCAGAGAGGCGCCGGCAGGGAGGGGCGGCCCAGAAGTCACGCGCCACGCTGCGGCGGACAGAAGCCCGACGGCGATCAAACTCAGAGCCGCTGGCCAAGTTCTCAGCATTGGGCGGTGACGCTAGCACAACCGCTCCTAGAACAAAGGATGCGCAGATGCGCGGGATCGCCGCCGCCCTGGTCCTACTGCTGCTCGGCGGCTGCGCCGACCATCCGCCGCCGAGCGCGCCGATGCGGGATGGCCCTGCCGTCGCGGCGCCGAGCGGCTGGGCCGACTACTGCGGCCGCCACGCGACGGACGACCCGCGATGCACGCCGTCGCGCTGACGCCGGCGCGCTGGCGCGAGCTGCGGCAGGTGAACGCGGACGTGAACGCGCTGCCCTACAGGACCGACATGGCCCTCTACGGCAAGCCGGAGTTCTGGGAGAGCATCGACGTCGCCGGCGCCGGAGACTGCGAGGACTACAGCCTCGGCAAGCGCAACCGCCTGCGCGCGCTCGGCTGGCCCGACGCGGCCCTACGGCTGGCCGTCTGCCTGGACGAGACGGGCGCACCGCACGCCGTGCTGACCGTCGACACGGAGCGCGGGACCTACGTCCTCGATAACCGCAGCCCTGACGTCCTGCCGTGGGCGCAGGTTCCGTACCACTGGATCAGCCGGCAGGCCGCGGAAGGGGCCGGCTGGGTCGCCATCGCCTGAGTTTCCCGAGCCGCCCGCAAGAGGCGGCCACCCCATCCATCGAGAGAGTAACCTGCCATGAGCGAAACGCCTGATCCCGGCGCGCCCCCGGCTGCGCCAAGCCCGGCCGAGAAGTCCAAGCGCACCAATGCGCCATGGTGGGCGCCGGACTCCCGAGCCTGGGCCTCGGTGGGCATCTTCTTGCTATCGTTCTACTGCCTGCACCTGCTCGCCGCTCAACCCAACCTCGGCGACAACAAGCTCTTCTTCGCCATCGCCACGGGTCTGTTCGGCGGCTCGGGTGTGCTGGCCGTGATCGGCTTCTACTTCATCGCGTCGAAGAAGGACCGCGGCGACGCGGGGCCGCGATGAACTGGGAGGGCGTTGCGGCCATCGCGGCCTGCGCGACCCTTGGGCTCTCCGCCCTCGGGTCCATCGCCTTCCTGATCTGGCATGCCGGGCGCCACTCCGAGCGTCTCGACGGGGCCGAGAGCGACATCCGGGACCTGAAAAAGATCCAGGACGAGCACTCCAAGGTGCTCGGCGGCTGGGAGCAGTTCGGCAAGCTGCTCGATGAGGTGAGGGGGGACGTGAAGAAGCTCCTCTCCGAGCGCGGCCGGTCGGTGGGGCGCTGAGCCCGTGTCCCTCGCCAGCCTCCAAGCCCGCGATCCGGTCGCGGCGTGGTCGATCCAGCGCACCCTGAAGCTGGAGGGCGGCCTGGCTGACAGCGCGGCCGATCCTGGCGGCGTGACGAACTTCGGCATCTCTCTCCGGTGGGCGCTGGCAGAGATCGGGGCCGACCCGCAGACCGCGCGCTTTCTCGACGTCGACCACGACGGCCATGTGGACCGCAAGGACATCATCGGCCTGACCTCGGATGAGGCTGCCGACGGGTACTTCGCGTGCTGGTGGTCGCCCGGCTGGTACGCCTCGCTCGCCCCGCGACTGGTTGCATGGAAGACCTTCGACATCGCTGTGAACACCGGGCCGAAGCGCTCCGGGCTCATCCTTCAGAAGGCGTTGTGCGCGGTCGGCGAGGCCGTCGCGGTTGACGCCCAGGTCGGCCCGAAGACCCAGGCTGCGGTGGCGCGGCAAGCCGCCAAGGATCAGGCGGCCGCACTGCTCGTCGCCATCCGGGCCGAACAGAAGC